TGCATCCACGTGGGCGTTGCGGACTGGTCGATGCGCATCTGTGCCAAAGCCTGCGCAATGCCGAGGTTCGTACCTGCCTTTCCGAGGACGAGATTTGCATAATCTTCGTAATTACCCTTTTCGTTTTCCAGGAGTGCGTCTGCGAGCTTTCCGTATTCGCCAGCCTTGAACTGCTCCATGCTTGCCCTTGCCTGTCTGCCGGCCTGGTCTGCGGACACGACATCACGTGCCTGCTGGTACTCCTGCCCTGTAGCCTGCATCATGCGGTCGAAGGCATCGCCGTACAGCTTGGAAGCGTCGGCGGAAGCCTGCGCCTGCAAGGCCCTTGCCGCAGCTCCTCCGCTCATTCCGCCTTGCCCTGCCATGGCCTGCATGGCTGCTTCCGTTCCCTTCTGGATTTGGTAATCGGCGTTGGGGTCCATGTACTTGGACACATCGCGGTCAAACTCGAAACCGCGCAAGGGACTCAAGTCGGCACGGACATCTTCGGGATTGAGTCGTCCGACCATCTGCTTGTAATAGGCCATGTTCTCCGGCCCGATAAGACCCTCGATGCTTTCGTGTCCTGCGGCTGCCGCACGCATAGCCTCGTTGAAGGCGTTGCTAGTTTCGGTTCCCTGCGTCCCAAGAAGATTCTGCGCGGTCTCGAAAGCCTCTCGCTGCTCCTGCGTGTTGGAAAGTCCGAGAATGTCCGTTCCTACTTCGGGTACGGACCTGGAAAAGAAATTGAACGGGGACGATTTAGTTATGCCCGAAACGAGATCATCGAAAAAAGACATTACTGGTTCTCCTTTGTTATAAGGGTTGTTTCGATGTAGCAGACGGAAGTTTCATTTAGTTCGAGTTCGGTCCGTCCGGCATCCAGGATATAAGTAGTTGTCGGCTGCGCCTCAAGGTTCCTATAGTTCATTTTAGAAAAAAGGGCAACCTTGAACGGATATCGGCTCTCCGGGAATCGCAGTTTATCGACAACGGAAAGGTCCACGAATCCGTCAGTAAACATCGTGACCACGTTCCCGTTCTTGACGGCAATAAGCGGAAGATACGATTTCGTATCTATAACGGCATTGCCTAGAGTCTGTTCCTGCTTTACCTGCTGATCCATACTACACCCTATTCCCGCAAGGAATGTAAGAGATATATGCCGTCGCGATTTCAAAGTTGCAGGGGTCGGACATCCTTACCCTGAAAGCGAATCGTGCGCCCCTTCCAAGATTGTTCCATCTTGTCCGCCACGAATACTGGCCAGTCTGCCCGGCATAAGCCCACAGCTCGTTAGACCAAGTGCGCCCACCGTCTGCCGAAACCTGGAGCATCACTTTAGGGTTCTTTGCCGGGGAATCGTCTGCAGCAACCTTCGCGGAGCCGTTGTTCATCACAAGCTCAAGAGCCGTGACGATGATGTCGTTCACGCCGTCGTACTTGATGCCCGTCGTTCTCGTCTTCTTGATGAAGTACGAATTTGTCGGATACCTCGAATCTTCCATATAAAGGTCGGTGAACGAGTCGGGCGAGAACTTTGCTACGTACCTAAAATCTCCTTTCGTGCTTACGGCGAAGAAAGGGATGCCTTCAATAGGCACGGAATCGTAGGCGCTCCAGGCGTGGGCATTCCCTTCCTGGTCGTAGGATTCCCTGTCACTCCACACATCCTCCGAAAGGTCATATGCAATGGTCTCCTCGTGGGATTCTTCGTCAGCATATGTCCCGAAGATTGAAGCAATAAAGAAAGTATGCCCCTTGTACGAGTATGCGAAAGTCCTGACATCGGAAATCCTCGCATAGGAAGCAAGCCGCTGGTCTATGGCCCTTGTAGAGATCTTTCGAATAGCTCCGCCTTCTCCGGCACACCATACGCCGAGCTGCCTTCCGGGGCCCTTACCGACATAGAAGCACTCCTGCCCGATGACCGCTGCGGCATCGCCAAAATCAAGCCCGGAATCGGAAGTCTTCGCAACGATGGCGAACGGTGCGGTCGTGGAGTTCTGCCAGCGCAATACCTGGAGCGAGTTCGAGCCGAATACGAACAAACTAGAGTCGGTTGCTCGCAGGGCAATCACGTTGTCGCTCTTGAAATCCATCTTCATCGAGTTGAGCGACGAAGTGTACACGGTCTGTGTAGTAAGCGTAGCCGGGTCATAAGTCCCATAGGCAGGGGCGTAGAACACGTTGTCTGCAAAGGTCACGACAGTTCCGTCCGTCTTCGTGTACGCATACTGCGTGAGGGACTGTTCGAATGCGTGGCCATCCGAAGCTCCCGAAGGGCGATTCAGCTCGGACCAGTAGATGTAATCGCTGCCCCTGTCGTTCATCACGACGCGGAAGTTCAACTGCGCCATTTGTGTTGGAAAAATCTTCCCAGCATGGTCGAAAGCGTCCGGCTTAGTGATGTTGGACAGCGCCGAAAGGCTCTGCGTAGAAGGGTCGCAAGCGAAAAGGACTCCCCCGACAAGGATTATGACGATGCCGTTGGACAGCTCCAGCATCTTGACTCGATGCTCGGAGTCGCTGACCGTCATCTTGCCTACCGGCAGGACTTCGCCCGTCAAAGGAGAAAAAACGTTCACATCGTGGCTGGTCGGATTCAACATATCCTGCGAGACGATAAGCAGGGCTTCCTTGATGGAGGCGTTGTTGAAGGGGTTTGTGTTGACATTCAGAACGCCCACAATCCAGGAGCCTTCCCCATAGTATCCTCTGTCAAAACCTTCGACGGATTTCAGCAGCTTCGTGGTGTAGGAGTCCGTAGCCGTAACCGTTTCCGGGTACATATTGACGGATTCCTCAAGGCCGAGGAATTCGGAGTCCACCAGCTTGGAGGAGCCTCCGCAGAAAGAGTTAATTTGTACGGTACGAGCTGCCATAGTTTACCAGGGGAATCGTCCCACTCCGCCGTAAAACTTGTCTGCAATATTGTAGCAAGGAGTAGGAACATCAAGAGCCTGCGTCTCGATTTCCTTGATGTATTCAAGGAGCTTGTCGCGCTCATCCTTCTTGTCCCGCTTCAGTTCGTCGTTAATGGCGAGGTTAGACACCCACCTATACTGCACATCAGCGGTCAAGAGGTTGATAAATTCCGGCGGCAGAGTCAGCACGTCGTTATCGTTGTAAGGTTCTAGGTCATATGTAACGACCGCCTCGACTTCGTACATTGAATTACGGTCGAGAATAAGGCGTGCTTTAAGTTCGTCCCCATCGAAGAACTTTTCGTAAGCGAACTTATAAGGCTCGCACCCTACGCCCTCGTAGGCAGGCATATTGTGCGCCTGGACGGGAGTCAAGCCGACATAGTTCGGTCCAATCTTGTAGTAGACAGCGTTCACGTTGAGAGGGACCTTGTCCTCGAAAAGGAATTCCTTACCCTTTCCGAGCTGCAGGCGGGATCGGCAAAAATGGAGAAAGCCCTGCACGTTGTATTCGCGCACGCACTTGTTAATCAAGCGGCGACATTTGGCAGCGTCAGTATCCGAAGCGGGGTTTCCGCCTACGAGCTGGCCGATTTCGTCGAGAATGTCCTGGATAAGTTCACGTACAAGCATTTCTTCTCCAAAAAATTTTAGCTAGAGAGTAACGCCTTTTCGAGGTGGTGAAAATTCGTTCTCTCTAGCCAAAGGGGTTCAAAACAAAAGGAAAGAAGCCCGCACCCCTCGCTAGGGAAGGGGGCGGGTCGAGGGGGGAGCAATTAGTTAAGCTGGATGTAACCGAGGGCCACGCGGCGGCTATCGACTGCGCCCGTAAGGTAGGCGGTATCGAAGCGGTAGGTTCCGTTGCGGTTCACATCGCCGTGAACGACTGCGCTCATTTCGAGCTTGCCGGACGGAGACTTTGCGGAGATTTCTTCGAGACCCGAATCGTCGAGCTTGACGGAAGAAAGTTCCACGTTGCCCTTCTGCCATGCCCACACAAGAGCGTACTTCTTGTTGGCGGTGTGTAGCCAGGTAACGGTGGCGGTCGCTGCCGGGAGAGCGGACACGTTGCGGTGTGCGCCGACGGCGTTAATTTCACCAACCTTGAGCGAGATGGTGCCGGAGCCGCCCGTTGCGTCAGCCTGCACGACGAAGACCTTGGCGTCGGCCATTTCGTGACCAAGCACGTCGCACTTCTGCACGTTGGCAACGGTGAACACGGAGCCAGCCTTGATAACGGTTGCCGTGGTGATGTTGGTGGAAGCCAGCACGATAGTGTCGGAGCCTTCGGTCGGCTGTGCGGAAACGGTGGTGGAAGCCGGAGCCGCGCCAAGATCGAGAACGGGCATCGGCGTGTTCTTCCACATGACGTTGGAGTATTCGCCGATCTTTGCCTTGCGGTAGAGTTCGCCAGCGATGGCTTCCTGGTTGAACAAGCTCAAGCCGCCCTTTGCGATCTTGGACTTGATTCGGCCGCTCATGTAGCCGACAAGTTCACCGCCGCAGCGGGAATCCTGCAACACGCCAGCCATGTCGGAAAGGAGGCCGTAACCGTCAAAGCTTGCGCTGGTGCCGTCGACCACGAAGACGGAGTCGGCGTAGAGG